CGATATACTTTACCTTATATAAGTTTTTGTTATAATTCAACTAACTTCACTTCCATTTTAACCTCTAGCAGGGTTGATTTGTAAGTTAAAAGTGCCAGATACGTCTGACAACACTTTTACGTCATGGATAAGAAGTCTGTAAACCTTTACTATTACTAGAAAAATGGCTAATGCCACCGTTTCAAGGCTCGGTCTTGTAAACAATAGTGGAACAGGCTTTGATGCTCTGTTTCTTAAAACGTTTTCGGGTGAGATTCTAACTTCGTTTGCTGAAAATAATATTTTCAACGAAGCAATGCACACAGTTCGCCAAATCGAAAGCGGAAAATCAGCACAGTTTCCTGTATTAGGAACTGCGACTGCTGCCTACCATACAGTTGGTACACCTCTTGTTGGTGCAAACCAAATCAAGGCAAATGAAAAGATCATAAATATTGATGATCTATTGATATCACAGGCTTTTGTGGCAGACATCGATAGTCTCAAGAATCACTATGATGTTAGGCAAACCTATAGTTCCGAATTAGGAAAGGCTTTAGCCCGAACATACGATCAGAACGTTGCAAAGGTAATCGCAAATGCTTCTAGAGCTTCTACTACTCTTAGTGGTGGTAATGGAGGTGTTGTTCTAACTCTTGCTTCTGGTAATACTGCGTCAGCAAACGTTACTGGTGATGAGTTAGCAGCAGCTATCTACGATATTGCTCAGACATTTGATGAAAGAGACATTCCTACTACAGATAGATTTGTAGTTTTACCACCTGCTGAGTATTACAAACTTGCAGAGTCAGCAACTAGAACAATAGACGTTGACTTTAACCCAGGCGGTAACGGTTCATTTGCATCAGGTAGAGTTCAGCAAATTGCTGGTATGCCTGTAATGATGAGCAACAACGTTCCTCAATCAAACGTTTCATCTGAAGTTACTGGTACAAATAATAGCTACGCAGGTGACGATAGTAAAACTATTGGTTTAGTTTTCCATAAGTCGGCTGTAGGTACTGTTAAATTAATGGACATGACTACTGAGATCTCTGGCTCTGACTATGGATTGATGTATCAAGGTACATTAATGGTTGCTAAATATGCTCTTGGTCATGGAATCCTAAGACCAGAAGCAGCAGCAACAATTAAATTATCTGCTTCCTAATTTACAAAAATGGGGTATCTTATTAGTAGATACCCTTTTTTTTATGCCACAAGGTAAAGGAACGTATGGTAGTAAAGTTGGCAGACCAAAAGCCAAAAAAACTACTAAAAAAACTACTAAAAAAAAAGTTAAAAAAATGTAGCCATGCCTAAAAAGAAACTTGGTCTATACGCAAACATCCATGCAAAAAGAAAGCGTATAAAAGCTGGTAGTGGTGAAAAGATGAGAAAGCCAGGTAGTAAAGGTTCTCCAACAGCAGCAAATTTTAGGAGAGCAGCTAAAACTGCTAAGAAAAGATGACAGTAGCAGCTACAACAGAATTAGAAGCTATTAACGTAATGTTAAGTGCGGTAGGAGAAGCACCAATAAACTCTCTTACAGGCACTTTGCCAGTAGATGCAAGACAAGCACAAAGTTTTCTTAACGAAGTTAGTAAAGAAGTACAAAGTGAAGGCTGGTCATTTAATTATGAATATGATGTAGTACTTACTAGGGATGCAGGTAATGGTATTGCGTTACCAACAAGTGCTTTACGTGTAGATGTAAGTATTGCAAATCATCCTGATATAGATCCTGTACAAAGAGGATTAAAATTATACGATAGAAAAAATCATACATTTTCTTTTACAGAAGATCTTAAAGCTGAAATAGTTTATTTTTTAGCATTTGATGAATTACCAGAACCAGCTAGAAGATATATAAACATAAAAGCTGCAAGAATATTTATAGACAGAGTTTTAGGTGATGACGGATTAAGAACTTATACACAACAAGACGAAGTAAGAGCTAGAGCAGTATTTTTAGATTCTGACGCTAGTATTGCAGATCATAATGTTCTGACAGGAGATCCAGCGATCTCAGGTAGATTTGGTACATTTATGCCAAGTAAAGCATTAATTAGGTAACTATGGGACTTGTATCTAGAGCTATACCTACTTTATTAAGAGGTATATCACAAGCTGCTGATGCGACAAAACAAGCTGACCATGCAGATTTACAAGACAACGCAAATAGTAGTCCAGTACAAGGATTAACAAAACGTAGTGGCTCACAATTTGTCACTTCTATTAGCACATCTACATTAGGTAATGTTCATGTACAAACTATTAACAGAGATACAACAGAAAGATATATAGCAATATTTAGTAATGGGAATGTAAAAGTCTATGAGTTAGATGGTACAGAAAAAACTGTAAACAAACCTGATGGTACAACTTATTTAAATACATCAAATCCAAGAGATCAAATAAAAACAGTAACGATTGCTGATTTTACTTTTGTTGTAAATACATCTGTAACTGCTGCTATGGACACTTCTTTGTCTCCTGGCAATATTACTCAAGCTGTTGTATTTGTAAATCAAGTCTCAGATAAGACTACTTATACACTTACTGTAGATGGCACTACAGCTACTAAAGATACGTCAAGCGATAGCACATTAAGTACGACTACTGTTGCTACAGCTTTGCGAACTGGTTTATCAGGTCTATCAGGTTTTACGATTACGCAAAATGGTGCTGTATTACGTATTAAAAAGAATGATGGTTCTAATTTTTCTATAGATGGTACTGATACTCAAGGTAATTCTCACCTTACTGTAGTAAAAGACTCAGTACAAAGATTTACAGATCTACCAACAGTTTCACCACATGGTTATGTAGTAGAAGTAAAAGGTGATGAAACAACAAACTTTGATAATTACTATGTAAAATTTGTAGCTAATAACAGTACTGTAGATGGCACATTAGAAGAAGGGCAATGGGAAGAAACTGTAGAAGCTGGTATTACTTTTAAATACAACTATGACACTATGCCACACGTTTTAATACGTCAGGCAGATGGTAATTTTAGATTTGCAAGGGTAGATGGAGATACTTATACAATAAGTGGAACTGATTTTACATTACCAAAATGGGGAGAAAGAACTGTAGGTGATTTAGAGTCAGCACCTAATTCTTCTTTTATAGGTACTAATATTAATAACGTATTTTTTTTTAGAAACAGATTAGGTTTTCTTGCAGATGATAATGTAGTTTTATCTAGAGTCTCAGAGTTTTTTAACTTTTTTCCAGAAACAGTTTTAACTGTTGTAGATTCAGATCCTATTGACGTAGCAGCATCACATACAAAAGTAGCTATTTTAAAAAATGCAGTCACTATGGGAGAACAGTTAATATTGTTTTCAGATCAAACACAATTTGTATTAGCTAGTTCATCAGATTCTTTAACACCAAAATCAGCAAACGTTATAGTTGCAACAGAGTTTGAAAGTAGTGATCTTGTTGCACCTGTAGGTTCTGGTAGTTCTATATATTACCTAACAGATAAAGGACAGTTTGCAGGTGTAAGAGAATATATAACACAAGAAAATGCAGCTATAAAAGATGCAGCAAATATAACCATACATGTACCAAGACTTATACCAGCAAATATATTTAAGTTTGCAGTATCTACTAACGAAGATGTACTGATATTATTAGGTTCTGATAATCCTAATAAATTATATGTAAACAGATGGTTAATAGGAGATAACAATAGAAAAATATTAAACTCCTGGTCTACATATACTTTTAATGCAAGTAGAAGTATAAAAAATATTGATTTTATAGGAACAGATATGTTTATTGTTTTTGAAGAAGCAAATAAAGTTACTTTAGAAAAAATACCTTTTGAAGCAAATTTTAGAGAAACTTATGCAGATTTTGAATATCATTTAGATCACAAGGTTACAGAAGCGACTACTGGTGTAAGTGTTTCATATAACTCAGGTACAGATGTTTCTACATTTACAGTTCCTTATAGGTTAAGAGCAAAAATGACTGTAGTAGGCAGGTATCTTAATACAGGAGAAACTAGCACATTTGTAGATACACAAGGCAATACAAAAACATTAAAGCCTGGACAAGTTTTATTGACTGCTAATGCTACAAACGGATCTACTTCTACAATTACAATAAGTGGCGATTATAGAAATAGTAAATTTATTATTGGAGAACCATACGAAATGCACTATAGATTTAGTACACAAAGACTTACGCAAAGTAGCGGTGGTACTAATCAAGGAGAAGTAATTAGTGGTCGATTACAACTACGTAATTTTTATCTTAAGTTTGAAGATACTGGTTTTTTTAAAGTAGAAGTCACACCACAAAATAGAGATACAAGTATTCATAAATTTACTGGTAGATTTTTAGGAGCAGCTTCTAGTTCTATAGGAAGTATTAATTTAGAAACAGGCACATTTAAATTTCCTGTTATGAGTAGAGCAGATAGAGTTACTATAGATGTTAAAAATGACACTTTTTTACCTACACAATTAGCAAGTGCAGAATATGAAGCACAGTTTCATGTAAGAAGTAAGAGGATTTAATGGGATATTTAAGAAAGTCTAATAACAAAGATTTAGATCATGTTATAAAAAACATGAGGGTAATAGATAAAATAGAAGCATATTATCAAAGTGGTCAAAGTCCAGAAGATGCAGTAGCTTATAGTTATTTAAACAGTAGTATCACAATGACAGTTGCAGGTGATAAAGATCAACCTATGGGATTATGTGGTGTTGCACAAGATAAATGTATATGGTTTGTAGCTACTGATGAATTATACGAAACTAAAAAATATAGAATACAACTTATTAGAAAAGGTAAGGAATGGGTCGATAGTTTATTAAAAAACCACGATTATTTATATAATTATGTGTATAAAGAAAATACAAATGCTATTAAGTGGTTAAGGTCTATGAATTTTAATTTTATAAATCTACATCAAGAGTTTGGTTATCAGAAACAACCTTTTTATGAATTTATGAGGATAGTATAATGTGTATTTTTGCTGCCCCTGCTGTTGCTGGTGCTGCTGGAACAGGAATTAGTTTTGGTGCTGCTGCATCATTACCAGCTTTAGGTGCTGCTGCTGCCCCTGCATTTTTACCTGCTGCAACCGCAGCTTCTATATTTAGCCCTGCTGCCTTTGCTGCGTCATCCGCAATACCTTTTGCTGCTGGTATAGCTGCCCCTTTAGGTGTAGCTTCTGCAAGTAGTAGTTTTTTAGGTTTAGGTTCTGCTGCAAAACCATTTTTAGGAAGGCAAGCATTAAATTTTGGTACAAAATTATTTAGTGGCATACAACAAAGAAGAATTGCAAATCAACAAGCACAGTACGCATACGAAGCTGCAAGACGAGGTGCGGAAGCTGCTGATCTTGCATTTTCTAGAGAAGTAGAAGCTACAGCAGCTAGATTAAAAGAAGAAAAAGCTAGTGCAGCACAGCAAAAATTAACAGCTACTATAAAAGGTATGAGAGCTAGAGCAGCTATAAGAGCAACAGAAAGATCAGGTCTTACAATAGATTTACTATTACAGGATGCGGAAAATCAAGCTGCTAACCTAAGAGAAGCAATAGCACAAACTATGGAAACACAGACAAGGCAATATTCTAGGGATGTACAAGCATTTGAAGCGAAGAGAGATAGTAGAAGAAATCAACAAGTAGACTTACAAAATCAAGCATATGTAAATGCACAGAAAGCACCTACGCTTTTAGATACGATTGCACAAACAGCAAATCAAGGTCTACAAGATTACACAACCCTTAAGGCATTAGCATGACAGATTCTTACATAGGAACAGAATTTAAATCTGGTACAAGACCTAGAGATACTTTTGTACAACAAAGTAAAATTGCACCTGTAAATACACAAGATGCTATAGGTCAACTTGCTAGTGCATTATCAACAATAAATCCAGGATTAAATAAATTAATAGAACAAAATATAAAAGAAAAGATTGCAGAAGATCAGGCAGAAGGACAAAGAATGGCAATAGAAGAGACTGTAGATAGTGGTGGTTTTTTAAATGTTGTAGATAACTATAGAAAAACAAATGGTGATGTAGCTGCAAATAATTTGATTGGTGGAAGCATGTTTATACAAGGTCAATACGAAAGAACAAAAGCAAAATTAGGTCAACAGTCTCTTAAAAACGCATTAGATAATGGTTATACAAATACATTACTGCCATTTGTAGATCCAGAAACAGGAGAGACAATACAAAAGCCTATAAACTCTTTTGCACCTAATGATCCTGTAGTCCAGGCTTGGAGGGATGGCATAGTAAAAAAACATACAGATAAATTAAGTGACGTTAGACCAGCTTTTCTTAACAAGCATTTTTATCCAAAGATGCAAGAACATGTTTTTAACAATGCAAATCATCATATAAAAGAAAACAGAAAATATAAAATTACACAAATACAAACACAGTCAACGCAAGTTGTTACAGCTTTTGCAGCTACGTATTCTAAATACAGAGATATACAACCTTATACAGATTTAGAGTTAGAACAAATAGAAGATGGTACTTTTATAGGTGATGTAGATCCTAACCGTAAAGCATATGCAGAGTCATTACAAATAGTAGAAGATTATGCAACAGGACTTAGGAATTTAGGTCTTACAGGTACTAATGCAAAAACAACTTTTGACATTATATCTAAATCTATTATTAATAATGCAAAAATATTAGCAAGTAGTGGCAATCCAGCAGATCAACAAGTAGCTAGAGACTTTCCTGTAAAAATGGCAAGTCTTATAAGGTATGGTAATGATGGTGGTACGTTAGTAAATCATCCAGAGTTTAAAGAAGAATATGCAAAGTTTCAGTATAATTTTGATGATTCTGCTAGAAAAAGAATAGAGGGTAGACAGAAGTTAGGTAATACGTTTGCTAATGTTGAATTTAATAAAGACATGGAAAACATATGGTATAACACAGAAGAGGTTGACGGTAAAACTGTTATTACTACAAGATCAAGAAAAGAAGTACAAAATGAATTTGCAAAATTACAAACAAAATACAGAACTATTATTGATAAAGTAAACGAAAGAGGTTATGCAGATAATATTGAACTTAAAACAGATCTAGAAAAATTAAAACAATACATGAGTTATGGTTTTGGTTCACAAGATACAGGTGTTTTATACCAATTATTAGCTGAAATACAAGCAAATCATCCTACATTAGATGATAAAGCATACGGAATGATAGACAAAGTAAGAGAAGATATAGCAAAGCATAAGACTATTGCAGACCGTATAGAAGATACAAGAACAGATATATATAAAATTACAAATCCTTATTTTGGTATTTTAGGTCTAGGTCAATATGGTTCTAATTTTGAACAAAAAAAGATTAATCAATTTACAATACAAACTGATAAATTATTAAGGCAATATTATTACAGTCGTTTGCAAGTACAAAAAGATGATGACGGAACATATTTTTATGGACATGATGCTGTTGATTTTGATACTTTCAAGCAAAACATTATAATTTCAGCACAAGTAGCAACAGGTAATCTTAGCTTTGCAGAAGCGGACAAAATACCTGGATTTGTATATATGTATGACGTTACAAAAATTCCTATTCCAAATACATCTTTTGCTACAACAGATAAGGAAGGTATAGAAAGTGTTATTTCACCAGGAGAAGAAGATATAAAAACAAGAATACCAGGATTTGTAGGGGTAGGAACTAACACTATAAGAGATCAAAATACAGCTAATATAGCTGCACAAAAAGGTCTTACATTTAATCCAGAAGCAAGTCAAAAACAAGGTAGAGCAGTATTTGATAACCAACCAAGATCAAATGACAACGTAGATGGTACGTTTGACGATAACCAAACTACTGAAATAGAAAACGACAATAGTGAAATAAATGAAGTTGTAAATAAAGGTACTAATGTAGAAGAAGAAGAAAATCTTAATGCAGAAGTAGAACTAGCAGATACAAATAATGCTGTTAAGGTGTCACGCAAGGTATTAGAAACATTAATAGAAAATGGGTCAGTTAAATTTAGTGCTGGTAGTTACGTAGATGATGATGGAAATACATATGCGTCAAGTGAACCTGTAGACATGAAAACAACTACAGGTAATAAACCACTTATAGAAAATAATAAAAACGTATTCGAGCAAGATCCTGTGGATGCAGATGGATATGTTAAAAACATATCTCAGTCAGTATTCCAAAGATTACAACAACAAAAACTTATAAAACCAATACAAAAAGATGGTAAAACATTCTATGAAAACGTAATGTCAGGTGAAATGTATCAGCTTGCAACACCTCTACAAACCAACAACGTACAATCAGATATACCTAGCCAAGTAGAAACTGCACCTGGTTTTAATATAAATGACATACAAAATAGTTCACAAATACGTAGTGATGCAAGCACAGGATTAGGTGCAAAAGAAGGTGATTTTATTGCCATGAGTCCTACAGAAAAAAATAACGTAAAACAAAAACTTACAAGTATTTTAAAAGACGTAGATACAACAAAAATTCCACAAAATACAATACAAGAAATGTTGTTAGCAGTAGGGTTTAGTCCTAGAGAAGCAAGAATATTAGCAGCAGTAGCAATGGCAGAATCAAGAGGTGATGCTACTACAGATACAGTAAAGTCTGGTACAGATCCTAATAAAGAAAATGAGTTTTCTATAGGATTATTTCAGATTAATATGGAAGATAGATTTAAAGAGCAAAGGTTAAAATTATTTGGTATTAGTTCTATAGATGAATTGTATGATCCTATCGTCAATGTTATGGCAGCTAAAGCGGTATATGATGAACGTGGAGGAGGAGAAAACGGATTAAACGCATGGACAACATATGAATTTGGTAGATATAAAGAATTTTTATCTGACCGTACACCACCTGGCTAATGACAAACTCAAACCCAAACTTCAACCCTAATATAGACGAAACAGATTCAGCAGAGTCTAATATACCCCCTATAGAAGAGTTAGTAGAAGAAAATAAACAAAATATAGAACTTAATAGTTTACAAACAGAAGGTACAGACCCTAAAGGTAAAGCTATAAAAAATAGAAGAGGTAGAACTATAGGATATGAAAACGATACAGAAGAAGGTTTTGATAAAGACGCATTTTTAGATTACAAAAACAACAACTATACAAATCCACAAATAGGTAGGTCTGTTGTAAGAAACAATGAGTCAGATGTTGAAAGAAGTGAGTTTAATCAAAAAGATTTATTTGCAGAATTTGAACAAAACATAAGACCTTTATCTATATTAGAAAAAACATTTCCTAGTAATTTACGTTTTCAATTAACACAAGAGGAAAGAAATAAATTTGCTGTAAGAAAAGAAGATGGAACTATAGATCATGCAGCTACAGATAGAAAATTTACAACTTTAGGAGAAAACAAATATGCGAGAGCATCAGTAGCAGGTGTAGCAAACATACCAAATGAGTTATATAAAATAGGTCGATATATAGGTGGAGACAGAACACCTGATAATTTATATGCACTACAGGATTTAGGGTTAGAACTAGAAGATGACAAAGATGATTTTGCTTATCAAACTACAAAATTTCTAGCAGGGTTTTTATTGCCATACGCAGGTCTAAGTAAGACAGGAAAGGTTCTTAGCGGTTGGAAAATGTTAAAAGGAGTAAATGGTCTAGGACTTGCTAACCCTGCCTTCAGATCTTTTGTAGCAGGTAGTGTTGCAGAAACTATAGCTATAGATGCTTATGACGAAAACTTTTTTAATTTTCTTATAGATATAGATACACCATATTTAGATTTTGCAAAACCATTATTTGAAGTTTTAGCTGCTGACGAAACAAGAACGGAAGATTTAGGTACAGCAAAATTAAGACAGTTTTTAGCAGGTGGTATTTTTGGTGAAGTTTTAGGTTATGGAGGATCTAAGGTTGCACAAAAACTTATATTAGAACCTATTGGTTATGGAGCCAGAGCAACAGGTAACGGTGCTTTATTTTTAGCAGATCAAGGTAGTCAAGTTATAAGAAGGACTATGGATGAATTTATGCCACCTACTATTTTAAGTAAGGAGCAAATAAAAAGTAGAACTATACAGTTATTAAAAGATATAAAAGCAAATCCAAAGCGTTTAGAATTTTTTAAAAAACAAATAGATATTCTTAATAACGCAAACGTTACTGAGACTGCTGGTTTCGTACCAAAAGAAATGGCAGATGAGATTACAGAATTAGATAGAGTTGCAAAAAGGGTAGAAGATTTAATTGTAAGAGGTGATCTTGTATATACAGAAGGTGCATTAGATTTTGAACCTGATGCTGATTCAATGGAATATTTTACACAAAAGATATTTCAAGAACTTAGTGAAGGAACATTAAATAATCAACGTTTAGATGATTTGTTAAGACAACAACCTTTACTAACTTTTAAACAAAGTAAAGAACAATCATTTACAAGAGTCTCAGAACGTATAGAAGGATTACGTAGCTATAGAGGTATAGAACGTACAGAAAGGTATCTTAATAATTTAGCTAGAGATAGAGTTATAGGCTTAGAAGAAGTAGACGAAATTAGAGATTTTCTTAATTTTATAGGTAGAGAAGCATTTGACGATATTGTTTTAGAGCAAGATGCAACTTTAAGTAGAGCAACTTTAGGTAATTATAATTTTAATAAATCACTTATAAAACTTAGAAATACAACTATTAAAGAAGGTCGTATGAGTGAAGTACTTATACATGAGCTATGGCATAGTCTTAGTAGAAACCTACCAGATAAACAGTTACGAAAACTTACAGGAGAGTTTGCTAGAGCAAGAAACAAGTTTTTACAGACACATGAAGCTGGTAAACGAGCATTTATAGCAAAAACAAGTATTCAAGAAATGCAAGTTATAAAAAATTTAGAAGCATTTAATCAACCAGGTAGAATAACAAGTCCAGTAAAAGTAACAGAAGCAAACTTTAACAGACTTGCATCTAAGCATTACGATAAAGAATTTAAATTTGTAGGTGATAGTTATCAGTTTTTAAATATTGATGAGTTTTTTGCAGTTAATATGACAAAAATGTTTGAAGATTATGCACTTGAGTTAGAAACCTTAGCACCAAAAGGAACATTTAAATACATAACACAAATAGTTTCAGAAATGTTTAGAGATACATTGGCAAGTATTAGGTCTGTACTTGGATTAGAGCAAACAAAAAATATATTTAATATGTATAAGAGAAGAATGTTTAAGCAAAGACTTAGTAATTATCCTTTAGAGTTTCGTAACTTAGACAAAATGCCAACAGAGTTAGAAGCAACTCTTAATGCAAAAATGCCAGGAGATAAAGGATTTAAAAGACAAAGAATAAAAGCTAGATTTAACCGTAATTTATATGGTGATGGTCAAGAAATAACAATAGCTGAAAGGGTTGCAGATAATTTATTAGATCTAGATCCTAAAGCACCTTTTAGGATGACGCATGCAGAGACTATAGGTTATGCACATGGCGAGCTACCAGAACATGTATATAAGGATATAGTTGCTGCTGCTGGTGCAATGAATACAGGCAACCCTACAAAGAGGTTAAGAGTTAAATTATTAAGAGCCTTAAATCTACAAAAAGAGATTATAGGTAACATGAAAACTAACATACATGAGTTAGAAAAATATGCACTTACAGGATCACAAATACCACAAGAGATAATAGATGAAGTTGCTTTAGATTCTTATCGTTGGATAAAATTTAATACACCTACTAAGAAAGTTGTAAGTGAAGTTGCAGGTACTTTAGATGCAATAAAATTAGTAGGAAAAGAACCACCAGAAGGTGCTATATCTACAAAATTAGGAAGAAGAAAAAAAGATACTTTACCTAAAGGAAATATAAAAAATCAAGTTGCAGGTACATTAAAAAGAATAGAAGAAGAAGAGTTATTACCAAAACCAGAGGAGATAGCAAAAGCTATTAGTGACATGCAAACTAATGGTGATATAGAAGGTATATTGACATATGCAAGAAGAATGATGATACTTGCAGATGATCCTAAACAAGCTGGTCGATTTATAGCAAAAGCACCTCTAACACAGGCACTATTTAAAACTGGCAGTATTGCTAACGAATTGTTTATAAATAGTATTTTATCTGCACCAGAAACACAGATAGTAAATACTATAGGTTCTTTATTTAACGTTGCTCTTGCACCTGTAGATTTATTTTTAGGTAGTGGTATAGGTGATGCTGCACTAAAAGGTAGAGCTATAAAAGAGTTTACAGCAATGTTTTCTACCTTAGAACAGAGTTTTATATTAGCAGGTAAGGCTCTTAGAGGTGGAGAAAGTATTATAGATCCACATCATATGTTTGGTGTACAAGATGGGATGAGAGGTAGAGGTAGATATGCTATGCAGTTTGAAAACGAAATGAGTAATCCATTTATTGCAACTATTAATTTACTTGGTTCAGTTGCAAGATTACCTTCTAGATTTCTTATAGCAGGTGACGAACTTATAAAAAACGTTGCATTTAGAAGTCATGTAACAGGTGAATTTTATGAGCAAGCCTACAGGCAAGGTTTAAAGGGTGATGCTATGAAGAAATATATACAAGAAAAAACAAGTAGAGTATTTGATATTGTAGAAAAACATAAGTTTAGTGCAGATAAAAAGAACAAAGATATTTTAGAAGCATATTTAAGAGGTATAGATTTTGCACAGGACAAGACATTTACATCACAAATAGGTGGTAGTGGTATTACAGGTCTTGGTGGAGGTAAGTTTACAAATGATGTAGCAACAATAATGAAGCATCCAGTAATGAAACCTATAGCACCTTTTGTCACTACACCAGTAAATATAGGTAAGAGTGTTATTAGAAGAGCAGGTGTATCTATACCAGGTCAACCTAAAATGAACGCTAGTTTAGGAAGAATATTAGCTGAACATAATGACAGATTATTTAGTCCAGACATGGCTACAAGAATGAGAGCTAACGGAGAAAGTATTACAGGTGGTTTGTTAATAGGATCATTTGTAACGTTAGCAGTAGCAGCAGATAATCCAGAAGCACCCATAGCTTTAGTAGGAGGTGGTACTACATTTAATACTGAGAAGCGTAGACAGACACAATTTGGATTTAGACAATTACCATATAGTTTTAGATTTTTAAAGAAAACAAACGGTATGTTTGGTGAAGTTGTAAGAAATGAAGATGGTAGTCCACAATATGTATATATAGATTTTATTTCTAGATTAGAACCTATAGCATCATTACTTATGCTTGCTTCTGACTTTGCAAATGTAAGTAAGTTTCAAGGTGAAGAAGATGATAGAAACCTAGCAGCTACATTACGTGTATTAGTAGGTAATAACTTAAGTAATAAATACTTTATACAAAGTGTAGGTAATTTATTTGATTTGATGAATAATCCTACCAGGTTAGAGTCCTGGTTAAGGCAACCTGCTAATTATATTGCAGCTATAGGTGCATATCCTATAGGTCTTAGAAAGAGTTTACGTAGGGCTAGAGGTGAAGATTGGACATCTACATTAGGTCAAGTTTATGAAAACGGTAAATTTATAGGTAAAGGTATGGGAATAGAAAAAGGTGAATTAGATCCACAAGAAATAAGTAAAGTAGATGCTGGTAATTATGAAGAAGATTTTATGATGGGTATGTTTGAAGGTAATGATTTAGGAAGCCTTAAAACAAAACGCAAACCATTTTTAATGAACTCATTAGACGTTTTAGGTACTATGGTTATGCACACAGTTAATAATGATTTAGCACCTAGATTAAATCCATTATCAGGCAAGCCATATAAAAACTTTGGAACGATACCTTTTGTTGGCGGTATTAGATACAGCGAAAGTAGTACAGATCCTAACGAAGTACTATTAAAAAAATATGATCTTAATTTAGTACCTGTATCAGATATTCTTAGTGAGAATAGTAGTATGGTTGTAAGTAATGTAAATTTAAAATCTAAAGAACTACATACATTAGAAAATCTTACATCCAGTATAAAAATAGATTCACCTTACGGAAATAATTTACAATTTAACCAGGCATTGTATAAGTTACAGCAGACTACAGAATTTAAAACATTTATGAAAAACTTTAATACACCCCAAGATGATAGATTTCCTGATAATGAGTCATATGTAGAGTTTCAAAATCAACAAAGAAGATATATGAACAATATGATAAATCGACTTTATAGAGCCTACAAAGAACAGGCAGTTAATGTTTTAATAGATAGAAAGCGTGGACTTTTATCAAATGACTTTTATGATAGGGTTGAAGCTGGTAATAATCGTGAACGCTTACGTATTATGAACGAGCAATCAACAAACGCTAGTGTACAAAATGTTAGCGGATTAGAAGATTTACTTAGGACTGTCTAATGGCTACTAACACCACAGCTACAGCTACAAATCATACAGGAAACGGTAGTACTACTAACTTTGCAATATCTTTTTCTTTTTTAGCCAATGCAGAAATAGATGTAACAGTAGCAGGTGTATTAAAAACATTAGATACTCATTATACGATTAGCGGATCTACAGTTACATTTACTTCTGGTAACACCCCTGCTAATGGTGCTGCTGTTAAATTTCAAAGAGATACAAATATAAGTGCAAAGAAGGTAGATTTTACAGATGGTAGTGTTTTAACAGAAACAGATCTTGATACAAATAGTGACCAGGTATTATTTGCTCAACAGGAGATTACAGATAAGTTAGGAGGAATAGAGGAGGGAGCAACCGCAGACCAGACAAATGCAGAAATAAAGACAGCTTACGAAGCAAACTCTGATACAAACGCATTTACTGACGCAGATCACAACAAGTTAGATGGAATAGAAGCTAGTGCAACCGCAGATCAAACAGTAACAGAAATAAAAAGTCTTATAGCAGGTAGTCCTTTAGATGCTAGTCATCTTGCAGCAAACTCAGTTGATAGTAGTGAACTGGCAGATGACGCAGTTACTACAAATAAAATACCTGATAACGCTGTAACAAATGCCAAAATTGCAGATGCAGAACTAAAAACTTTGGCAGGTATGCAATCTGGTACAGCTTCTAAATTAGCTGACAGTACAGCTTTGACATCTGATATAGCAGACCTTAACCAGTTAGATGGCTTACAAAAGGCAACAACTATAACTGATGATGATACTAAGTTTCCTACAAGTGGTGCAATCGTAGATTATGTAGCTGCACAGTTAGCACCTATTGGTGGTTTTGAAGCTATTGCAAATGAAAGTTCTTTTCCTAATACACAACCAGCATCAGGTGTAGTTATAAGTATTGCAGATGCAGGTGGAATGGCAGTTAGTAGTACTGGTACTGCATCTGGTCAAACAGTTGGTGGTACGACAGTAAATATATCTGGTATTGCTACAAACTTTCGTGGAGCTAGTGTTGCAGCAGGTATAAGATTTCTTGTCAGTTCTACAGGATCAGGTCAAAACTATACATATCACAAAGCAACTTTAAAAGAAGATGATCTGGTAAGTCTTAGTGGAGATATAAACGACTTTTCAGAAAGATATAGGGTAGGTTCTTCTAACCCGACAACCAGTTTAGATAGTGGAGACTTGTTCTTTAATACAAGTACAGGCAAGTTGATGGTATATAACGGAACCAATAGTACGTGGGAAGAAGCACAAAGTATTGGTAACTTTTTTATATCTACACTTAGCCCTGCCTTTGATGGCAGTACAGCAGACTTTACTATTACTAATGCACCTACAAATGCACAACAGATATTATTAATAGTAGAAGGTGTCTTACAAAAACCTAATAGCGGTACATCTACACCGACAGAAGGTTTTGCTTTAAGTGGCAGTACAGTTAAGTTAGCTGCTGCACCTGCGGTTGGTGCAAGCTATCACGCAGTAGTAATGGGATCTACTGTAAACATTGGAACTCCAAGTGACAACACAGTAACAACAGCAATCCTACAAAACAATTCTGTATCAACAGGAAAAATACAAGACGAAGCTATAACACTTGCAAAATTAGAACATGGTACTTCTAGCAATAATGGTAAGTTTTTAAGAGCTAATAATGGTGCTGACCCTACTTTTGAGACATTAGACCTTACTGCTTTAAGTGCAGCAAACTTAACATCTGGAACTATACCTGACGCTAGATTCCCTGCTACTTTACCAGCAGCATCAGGAGCAAACTTAACTAATTTACCAGCAGGTAATTTAACAGGAACAGTAGCAGATGCTAGGATTTCTACACTTACTGCATCAAAACTTACTGGTGCATTACCAGCTATTGATGGCTCTAGTTTGACAGGAGTTTCATCACAAAAAGCTGATGGTTGTATAACAGAAAACTCACAAACAATTTCAAATAATTACACTATGGGTACAAACAAGTCAGGAATTAGTGCAGGGCCTATAACTATAAATAGTGGGATAACAGTTAACATTCCGTCAGGTTCACGCTATGTTATTGTCTAGGGGGTAAAAATTATGCCAGTAGTAATTAACGGATCAGGAACAGTAACAGGAATATCAGCAGGTGGTTTGCCAGATGGAATAATACAAGCTGCGGATTTAGCAAGTGGTGTTGGTGGTAAAATTGTTAATTACGCTGTTACTTATAAAACTGATACTGCATCTAGTGATGTTGGCTACCCTACACGAACTGGAGACTTAATATTTTTAGATTATGCAGCATCTAGTAGTAATAATAAATTATTAATTATGGCTAACTTATCTATATCAAATCAACATAGTAATAGAACTTATGGTGAATTGTATATAGGAGGATCAATTGTTACAGCATCTTTAGCTGATGCTTCTAGTAGTAGAGGGAGGTCTTCTTTTGTAGCACAGCCAAACAATGATGATGAAAAAATAATACTTATGCACCATAACTATTTACATGGTGGTTCTGGTGCAACTGCAACAAGTACAACTAGATATTCATATAGATTTTTTCATGAAAACACTACTGCAAGAACAGTTTATCTAAACAGATCACATAATGATTCAGATACTGGTGTTGCTGCGAGGTCTACATCATCCATTATTATTTTGGAGGTGGCAGCATGAGCCAGATTAAGTTATTACATAGCGGTGGTAATGGTGTTTCTATAGTTGCACCCGATAGTAACCCTGCATCTGATCGTACCCTTAAGTTACCTAGTGATGGTGATGGTACTATCCTTACTTCTAATTCTTCTGTAGGTAAAATTCTTCAAGTAGTACAAGGTGGTAGTAATACTGCTTCTTCCGCAAGTGTGGCATCAAAAGCAACTCAAGATACAGGTATTCAAGTTTCTATAACACCTTCAAGTGCTTCAAGTAAAATTTTAGTAATAGCCACAATTAGTGGAAGTGCAAGTGCTAATATTAATAATTGGGCAATGACTTTACAGAAAAAAACTGGGTCAGGATCTTTTGCAAATTTAACAGCAGCTAATGGTGCAGCAGATGGTAATAGGTATTTGTCCATATCTGGAACTTATATGGATAATATTTACTCAATGTATAACGTAGGTTTTAATTTTTTAGATACTGCCGGAAGTACAGACACATTAATATATCGAGCCGCATATTTTAATTCAAGTGGTAGTACTAGGACTTTGTATATAAATAGAAGTTCTCAGGACACAAACAATAATGATTATACAAGAGGAGCTTCTTGGATTCAAGCATTGGAGGTAGCAGCATAATGGCTATCTACTATAATTAAGGAAAAACTATTATGGCCTTAGATCACGAAGCTATTTACGAAGCTTACAAATCAGAAGCAAAACCTGTTGTTTCTATAGATGATTCTGCTGGAGCGTTTGACGCTGACGGAGCTTCAGTAACACTAGACAATGCAAAGGTGGCAGCAGCTAGAACTGCTTTAGATACAGCAGCAGCAGCGATAGCGTACAAGTCAAAAAGAACTGGTGCTGATGGTACAACAGATACTATCTATCCAACGATAGGAGATCAGTTAGATGCTTTGTATAAAGATATTGTTGCTGGTACAGTAACTACATCAGGTGCTTTTGCAACTGCAATCAAAGCTACTAAGGACAAATATCCTAAACCATGAGTAGATTAGTTACCAACGCAATAAGAAGTACCGCAGCATCTAGTGATGCTATGACAATAGATAGTGCTGGCAAACCAGCATTTCCAAACGGAGGTGTTGGTAAAATTCTTCAAGTTGTTCACCAAAGCACAACAACCCATTTCAGCACATCTTCTACAAGTTATGTAGATACTGGTGTAACTGCTAATATTACCCCTACATCAAACACCAGTAAAATCTTAATAATGATAGATGCCCCTTGTCACATTATTAGAAGTAGTGGTTCAACTTGGGAAATGTTTATAAAAATATTACGAGATAGCACAGGTATTTTTGGCGTAGATCCTACAAGTGGAAATTATCATTGTGGAATAGGCGGTTCTATTTCTTCTAATAGAGGTGTATTTTCTATTGTAAAACAATTTATAGATTCACCAGCTACAACAAGTCAAGTTACATACAAACTACAAGTAAAACATTATTCAAACCAAACTTTAGATATTTCAAAGGGAAATGAAGCTTCACATATTACTTTAATGGAGGTAGCAGCGTAATGCCTTTAACACAAGTATCATCAAGACTTATAGAGGACACCCTGAGATATGTCTTAGGTGCTAGTGGTACAAACCACTATACGTTTACAGGTAAAGGTCTTACAGGTGCAGTCAATGACCCTACGTTAACACTTAGCAGAGGTCATACTTATATTTTTGAGAATAGATCAGGTGGACATCCTTTCTATATAAAAACCAGTATTGCTAATGGCGGTACGAATGATGCTTATAACACAGGAGTAACAAATAATGGTGGAGGTAATGGTACAGAAATAGTATTTACAGTACCGCATGATGCACCTGATACCTTGTACTACCAATGCTCAAGTCATAGCACTATGGCAGGGCAGTTAAGTATATCTGGTTCTGTAGCAGATGGAAGTATAACGGAATCTAAATTAGCTGATGATGCAGTAACAGCAGATAAGTTAGCTAACTCAATTAACTCAGCCATTGCAGCAAATACAGCAAAAGACCTTACAGCTTTAAGTGCAAGTAACCTTACATCAGGTACAGTTCCAGATGCTAGATTCCCTGCTACGTTACCTGCTGCTAGTGCAGCTAATTTAACAAACGTACCTGCTGCAAATATTACTGGTACACTACCAGCAATTAGTGGAGCAAACCTTACTGGTATATCTACTACCCCTGCTGACGGAAGTATTACGCAAGCAAAACTAAACTTTCCAGTTGCTAATCGTAATTTAATAATCAACGGAGCTATGCAAGTGGCTCAACGTGGTACGTCATCTACATCTACTGGCTATCAAACTGTCGATAGGTTTGTAGGAGATCATGGAAGTACAGATGAAGCACCAACCTATGCACAAGTTGATGTTGTTAGTGGAACTACACCTTACACATTAGGTTTTAGAAAGGCATTTAAAATTACAAACGGAAACCAGACAAATGGTTTTGGTGCTGGTGATTCTTTAAGAGTTGACACTAAACTTGAAGCACAAGATCTTGGTAATAGTGGTTGGAATTTTAAATCTTCATCAAGTTATATAACTTTATCCTATTGGGTTAAGTCAAGTGTCGCACAGGAATTTTTTGGTTACTTATACATAGACGACACTCCATATAAGTATGGGTGGTCTTTAGGTTCTCTATCTGCTGACACTTGGACGAAAATAACAGTAACCATTCCTGGAAATAGCAACTTAGGGATTAATAATGATAATGGAGTTGGTTGTTGGCTAAATTTATTAGGTATTTGGGGTACAAACTTAACAGCTAGTGATGCAGCACCAAATACATGGGCAGCTTGGGATGGAACAAAACGATCTACAGATCAAGCTACAACATGGTACACAACAAATGATGCAACCTTTGAAATTACAGGAGTTCAATTAGAAGTAGGCAGCGTGGCAACAGATTTTGAACACCTTAGCTATGGAGAGGATTTAGCTAAGTGTGAAAGGTATTTTCATTATTTTGCAGGCGATACCTATGCTTGTGCACATGGTTCCAATAGCTTTACTATTTTTCCTTTTCATTGCAAAATGAGGGCTAATCCAACTGTAGCTGGAACTTATACAAATGGTATAGGTAACTATTCTAATGACATGAGAGGTATGTATTATCATAGTGGTACAAGTGCTAATGCTAGTAATGTTTCATTTAGTGCGGAGCTTTAATTATGGCAACTTACAAATTTTTTAAGGCTACACTTGTAGATGGTACAACTACAGAAAAAAATGTAATTCTTAGGACTGATATAACTCCTAATTTACAAATACCATTTGACGAAGCAAACACCGACTACCAAGAGTACCTTGCTTGGGTAGCAGAGGGAAACACAGCCGAAGCTGCTGATTAATTACACTTCCATTTCTTAAGAGCTAATCCTTTTCTTGTTAGCTTACCGCCTTTACTGGTAGCACCTTTAACACCTTTCATCCTGGCACAAAAAGATTTACGTCTTTTAGCAGCTTTACTACCAGGTTTTACTTTACCTGTTACTGGTGCTTTTAGGTTACTACCTGTTTCTCTATTTATTTTATCTCTACCTTTTTTAGTAAGACCACCAGTTTTACTTTTGTGTTCTTTGCGTAGCCTTACTGATTTAGCCATTAATCAGATATACCAAAGACATTACTTTCAGCTAATCTTCTTTGCACTTCATGTTGATAAGCTATATCTTTTTTATATCTAGGATCACTCATAGCAGCTACAACTTCTTGGTTAGATTTAAATACTTTTGTATTAGGTGTTGAAGATCCTCTACCACCAATTAATCTAGGTTCTACACCCATAGCATTTCTATACCTGGTAAACATTTCTTGTACTGCAAGAGTAACTTTAGGTATGTTTCTTTTTTCAGCATCTACAATTTTATCAAATTCTGTTAGTTCTTCTTTGTCAACATTACCATCCATCCATTGCAGCATTTCTTTGTACTTATCTTCACCACCTGCGATACCTACAATATCTTCATACTCAGGAAAGCTAGGATCAGCAGCAACTTGTTCTGTACCTTCTTGTGGTTTTAAACCTGCTAGGTAACTATCAATAAGATTTCTAGGTAAACCAGTAGCTTCTAGTTCTTTGTAATGCTCTTCTGAAATAGTACCGTTGTTTTCCTGGTAATACTTATTTATAGCAAAAGGATCAACGTCACTTTGTTCAAACAGTTCTCCTAACTTTTCACCGTATTGTTGTTTTGCTAGTTCATAATTTACAGAACCATCTTCTTGATATTCAACTACATCTTCTGTAGCAGGTTCTTCTTTTGTTTTTGCAACATCACCTAACTTACCTTCTAGTTCTTTATAACTAGCAGCAAGAGCTTCAACGCTATCAAACTTGCCTAAGATCTTACCATCTTCATTTTTGTTATCATCAGCAAATTTTTGTAGATCCTCTTGTGACATAGGAGGAGTTTCGTTTGACTGTAAGGATGCTTTCATAATTAATTAGCTATTAGTAATAGTATTACCATGTGCAGTAACTTTTTCAACTGGTGTTGTAGGTTCTGGTGTATCGTTTACACCTAGACTACTTACAACTGCTACTTCTTCTTTAGTGTAGCGACCATTTTCATCACGTTTTTTAGATGTTTTTTTAGCTGGCATTCGGTGTTACCTCGTTTTGTATTTGTTGAGCTTCCGCTTGATTTTTAGGATCTAATAGTTTATGACCCTGTAATGCAGAAGGAGCTAGATCTTTTAAAAGTTGTTGTTGCTGTTCAGCTTGCAACTCTTGAGCTATCTCTTCTTTTGATTTTATCAAATTTAAAGTCTCAATACCAACACTATTAGCTAACCTTATAATCGCTTCGTCAATGTTCATGTACCTTCTCATAACATCTACACCTAGTGCTTGAGCTATCGTACCTATAAACTCTATGAGTTTTGCTTTATCTGCATCCCTACCAAGACCATTTATACCTGTAACTATTTTAGGTCTAACTAATTTATCTGGTAGTTTTGGTGCTTTACCTGCTCTTATAAGTAGATGTAATTTTCTACGTAAATACTTAATTTGAAACTCACTACTTAATACAGAATAAATCCCACCTAAAGTAGCTTCTAAAGCATTACTCATTATTTGTATTTCAGTACTGGTTACACGTTCTGCATCCCTTTGTATGCTCTTAGTCATAAGGAAAGCATCTTCTAATCTTTTCTCTAACGTAGCTTTTACCCTTTCAGCTACAGCAAAATCATTAGCTTTATTAGTTTGTAGTGTAGATACATCAGTAGCAAGTCCTTCACGTACCGCACCATTAGGTGCTTGACTTACTGCCTTCGGTGAAGTTACACCATTAGGATTTATAAAATATATTGTACGTGCAGACGCAGCAGCACCTTCTACTATTGCTTGTGTTAATGCTTCTAATGTAATTAGATCTCCTTTATATTCATTTACATAAGACGTACCATAATTAGTATCTGTTTGAGTCCAACGTAAAACTATAAAAGGTGATACATCAACAGGAGAAATGCCATCAGTACCAGGTATCTTTTCTCCTTTACATTCTTGAAACCATACATGATTATCACCTTCACGTTCTAGCTTTGTATAAATATCTATTTCCGTACCATCCATAGATTCTGTATAGTTTTCTTTTTGTTTTATCTGTTCATAAAATTCTGGATCTAATGCTTTTGTAGATACAGATTCTTTTGTCACTACAGTTAAAATATTTCCTACTTCATCCCTTTGTACTACGTAGCGATCTAAATAATATACCTTTAATCCATCTTCTGTTATGTATAACAATACATTACCTACTACTATTAAATGCTTTAGTGCTTCAAACATAGCTACTCTATCGTTGCTAGTTTCTATATCTGCCATGACTGCATTTTCTAAACCACGTAAACCTTTATCTATTTCTGCCATTATTTCTGTCTGACCACTTTTTTGCAGTTCTAGTTCATCAATTATTAATTTAAAGAATGGTGTGTTAGGTGGTATTAAAGCCATTAACATTTTTGCAGCAAGGCTATTAGTACCAGCAGCACCCAACGCTTGCATTGGTGTTTTTATTTTTTGTTTCTTTGCAGAATTATTATTAAATAAACTAGGTATTGTTAACTTGGCACAGTCATC